ATCTTAGTAAGATCAATATCAACTCCATGGTTGGCTTTTACATCAGTAACAGCATCCCAGATTACCTGTAAGGCATCAACGCCCAATAGGTCCATCTTGACGAATCCAAGCTCTTCAACATCACCCATATCGAACATCGATACAGGCAACGGATCATCTTTAGCTTTGTTCCGCATAAGCGGCATAACACCGAATAACTCACTAGGGGCGATGATGATTCCTGCTGCGTGTACCGATGTATGTCTTGGTAGACCTTCTAGCTTCTTAGCAATAGTAAACAGATATGGATACTTCTTTGCCCAATTTGCAAGCTCTTCAGATTCTTCAAGAGCGTTGTCAATTGTTATTTGAATTCTATCTCCAGTATCATCATCGGTTATCATCTCAGGAACAGATTTAGCAATTGCATCTGCCTCATCTAGAGGAATCTCTAGCGTTCTGCAGATATCTCTGATTAACATTCTTGGATGGAATGTTCCGAATGTTGCAATGTGAGCACATCGTTCTATGCCATACTTGTTGATTATATACTGGAATAGTTCTTTTCTTCTGGCCGGAGCAAAGTCACAATCAATATCGGGCAGTCCTACACGGCCAGGACACCAGAATCTTTCAAACGACAGATTGTGTCTTATTGGATCTACTGAAGTAATTCCTAGGCAATATGAAATCAAACAGCCTGCGGCTGAGCCACGGCCTGGGCCATGAGGAATATTGTTCGCTTTAGCATATTGATATATATCTTGAACCATCAAGAAGTAACTTGATAATCCAGCATCTAATACTACTCCTAGCTCGTAATTCAATCTTTCTTCATACTTTTCACGATTTAGGTTGAACTCGGAGATCTTCTCTTCGAGACCAGCAACGGCTTCAAGTTTTAGATATTCATCATATGTAAATCCCTCCGGAATTTCAACCTTTGGAAATAAAGGAGTACCGAGCTTTAATTCAACATTGCACTGATCAGCTATTTTTACAGTGTTGACTATCGCAACATCGATGATTTCTTTATCAAGATGGGTCGATAAAAATTCTCTGGTTTCTTCTTCACTCTTAAACCAATAACAATCGCTGTCTAATCTGAAGCGATTTGGATCGCTCATCTTACCGCCTGTTTGGATCGCCAATAAGACTTCGTGAACCTCGGCATCTTCCTTCATAAGATAGTGGGAGTCATTAGTGACAACTATCGGAAGCTTAGTCAGTTCTGCAAGTTTAACAATATTTTTGTTACAGGTGTGCTGTTCTTCAGTATTAGATGCTTCGATCTCTAGATAAAACCCATCGAATATTTCGTTGTAGTTGCGAGCAAGTTCAGCAGCTTCATCCCATTTACCCTGAGCTAGAAGCTCTGGAATTTGACCCGATCTACACGCCGAAAGAGCAATGATTCCTTCACAGTGCTCTTTCATAAAATTATAATCCGTCCTTGGTTTCTGGTAGAAACCCACCAGGCTTGCATCTGAAACAATCTTGACTAGGTTGTTCAAACCTGTCTCGTTTTTAGCCAGCAGTACTAAGTGATAATACTGATTCAGAACGTCTCTTTCTTTATACGTTCTGTCATCACAAACATAAACCTCGCATCCGATTATTGGCTTTACGTCTGCGTCTTTACATGCCTTGTAAAATTTAAGCATTGAATACAAGCTTCCATGTTCAGTGATAGCAACTGCTGGCTGTCCAAGTTCTTTGGCGCGTTTTGCTAGTTCACTAACGCGGCTTAACCCATCTAATAGGCTTCCTTGTGCACTGTGATTGTGTAGATTAATCATCGACAAGCATACCAACCCGTTTCAACATTTTTTCTACTTCATCAGTTAAATCTTCCGCGGTGCTGTTATTCATGATAACTATTGTAGCTATATCTTTGTAATCTCGAGCAATTCCTAGCGCCGATACCATCCTCCTTGCTTCTGCTTCTGATGTATTTTCGTCATCTATCATGTGTTTTACGCTATCTGGTGTTACTACTATAACTATCTCATCGAACAAGAATCGCAAGTCAGAAATACCCAGCAACGGAATTTCGATGAATACATGTGTATGACCTGACAGTTCATATTGTTGCAGTCTCTTTTTTATCTCTTTGGTTAATTCAGGAATGAGCATATTCTTTACAGTCTCAAATTTTCTTTCCTGACACAAGACTTTTCCTAATTTTTTCTTATCTATTCTTCCGTTAGTTAGAATCCTCTGACCGAACATTTTTACTAATTGATTGAAATAAACAGAGTTTCTACTTAGTAGCTCATAGACCATGGTATCTACTATGAAAGTGCAGCCTCCGTATTTCTCAATTATACTAAGCACTAGAGATTTTCCAGAATAGATTTCTCCGGTGATTGCTATCGTCTTCATACTGTCACCTTTTGATAAATGAAAATATAGCTAAGTCTATCCAATATACAACAGCACCAAGTAAGGCCTGGGTTATAACCATTTTTGTTTTGAAAGATTTCCGGTTTAACCAAGGCCATTTCTTGTTAAGTAGTTCTACTAGGATTGCTCCAGGATACGCTAGTAGTGCCCATCTCAAGATGTATAATACGTACTGCATGTTGAATCCTTCCTTTAACTGCGCCTCTACATCCATGTATTATACATTATAGCAGATTATACTTAGGATGTCAATTATCTTTACTCATTCAGATTCACAATAGAAATCTTTTCATTACATATCGTCCTCACTTCTTCGTCCACCGAATGACGGGAATCTGGGGAGATCTTTCATGCCTGCCACTTGATAGGAGTATCTGATTATCACATGCAACCATTTGTCCTTGTTATCCCAGATTTCTTGGCGAAGCTGATCATTCATGCCTGTTCCGATCTTTAATTCCCATCCATGATGGATATCACGTACTATCAAATTGCCTAAAGTTCCAGCTGGAACTAAGTTTTCTTTGTGAGAACTTCGTTTGGTATAGCCGAGTTCGTCAATAGTAGCTTCGTTCATATTGTGCATTTTCTCTTCAAAACCTATGATCTCAGCTTCGCTGTCTTCAAACCTCTTGAGTTTTAGAAGGTAACCCTCTCGTACTGTACTGCGGCCACACTTATATGGGCCATATGGATGACGTAGCATTATCCCTTCATATCCTTCAAGTAAGCACTTCTCTTCAAACTCAATTAGTTGTTCTTTATTCTCAATTAGTGTCGGCAACACTAATTTAACAATCGGAGGAAGTTCAAGTGATTTCAGATCTATCATTCTTTCGCAATATGGTTTTTTAAGCGAGTCTTTAACATAATCAAAAATGTGATAAGTAAACTCCGGTTTTCCAGATCTGGTCATGATAGCTGATGTCGTCTCGGTAAATGTTCCGCTTGTCATAAGTTCTCCGTCTACTTCGTCAGGGAGTGCGCTTTCAACACACTCCCTGACAAATGCATTTGGTATTGGTTTGAACTTACGACTCAGCGCGCAACCATCTACTTTGATGCAGCGAATACCATCCAGTTTGGGAGTACACAGTACTGGATACTTGATTGCTTCCCAAAGGATATCTCCGTCTTTCATCAGCTTTTCAGCCAACATTGGTTTAGTAATAAGTCCCAATAGTAACACCTCAATGATTTTCAGTACCATCTTTGCGCAGTAGATAATCTACGCTGATTGATTTTAAAATTTTTCTTCCGATTCTAGGATGATTTGTTTCGTTGGGATCTTTAACAACAGCTCCTTCGCGGATCTGCTTGGATCCGTTGATCTTAGCAAGCACCGAATCTCCAGAAGTACATGACTCAAGAACTTCATGAGTGAATGTACCTCTGAATAACAAGGGAACAGTTGGCAAATTATGTTCATTACAGAAGTTCATAAATTCATCATATGTTACATACTTTCCATCGATCATTAGATCGAAGAATACAACATCAAGTTGGTCTTTACTGTATGTCAGATCTTGAATTTTAACTCCTGTATCTGAATCTACTCCGTAGATCTCGCCAAATAGTTCATATCCAGGATGTTCTTTCATAATGTCATAGAGGTTGTATTTTTTGGCGATCTTACTGTAAACATCAGTTCCGTAGAAGGCGCATTCTCTGCCTTCTCCGATCTGAACGTTACGTGAACCAACCAAGAATTGATATGGACTTTGGAACCACGACAAGATTTTGTTGATAAGTCCTTTCGTATACCTCTTGACATATGTCACCCTGAAGTTGGTTCCATGGATCTTCTCAGTGATGACAACTTCATCGCCCTCATCGAAGACCCCTGGAAAGTTCTTAATGTTATCAATATCAGTGTACTTGTAAAATTCAGGGTTGGGATTATTCAGACTACCTCTTTTGCGCTTACCGGTATTGATTGGCTGTTGCCATGCTGGTGTGGGAGGCTCCCACTTTGTAATACCAAGTACTTCGGCAACGTTGTCTCCATCTTTCCAGTTGCCTTCTGGTAAGCAGTCAAGTGGCAACACTAGGCCTTGACTGATGTATCCTCTTAGCTTGACTGTTCGTACTCGGCTGCCTTTTTTGAGATATTCAAGGTTATATTTCTCTGCAAGCTCGTCTGGTATAATAGAATCGATAGGAATGTATACAACTAGATCTCCGTTCTTAATTGCACCGTCATCCTTAACAATACAGTGCCAATCTTTAATTTTAGAAATTAACAGCGTATCTGCGTTAGGATGTTTGGTAAGCTCTTGAACCTTACAGACTTCTACAATAAGATGTGACACTAGGTCACCTCCTTTCTATTTTACCATTCACTTGAGATTATCTCGCTGTAGATGTAATTGTAATCTTCCATAACCATGTTATCGATCACATCGAACATCTTGTCTTGCGTCGACAGCTCTATCCTCTGAATTCTCCTGCTGAGCCAATCTGCCCATTTGACAGTTGGGCCACCATAGATCTGTGACAGGTAAGACGCAGCAACAGTTACAATGATCTTAAATTCTTTTTCTACAATTATGCCGTGCTCATTGTACTTGCTAGTGTATCCGCTACATACTATTGAGCTGTCGCAATCTCGTTTATTGGGGATATCAACTACTTCGACGTCGTCGTAGTCATCGTAGTATTCCCGATATTCATAGTATGGACTGTCTGGATCATTATTGTAGCGATACTTCGGCACAGGGCCATCTTTGGTATTATTTTTGCCTAAAATATCGTATTCTCCACACGCCTTGAGAAGCTTTTTGCGATCCTCTTCGCTCAAACCGTACGTTCCATACATTTTGGTATTTTTGTTCTTAAGATCGCCATATCTTGCTCCTGTGCCGCGATAGTAATATTCATCAAAGTCATATCCATAATCGTAGTTGTAATAGCCATGTCCGAAACTACTATACCCGTACCTAGAAGCGTATTTATATACTGTCGTCAGCGGGCTCTTGAGAATTCTTTCTACTTTGTCTATGGTGTCGCGCCACTCAAGCAGTTTTACGTATTCCTGAGTAGTATGCGGGTTATAATACCCAATCGACAGGTTTACACCTGCAATTCCCCACTCAGGACAGAGTTCACATATATCAGTGTATAATCCCCATTGGCTCTTAAATCCGAAACTTTCTATATATCTTTTGAATTTCTTGTTTTTCAAATCATAGAAACAGGCATCATTATATCCTTTGCGATCAAGTTCAATTAAAAAATTAACCTGCGGAGGATCTAGTTCTTTGACTGCGTCGAATGCACCAATGCAGCCGGACTCCTCCAGATCCAAGAACAGAACATGAGGTCTGTGTCCCCTGTTAAGTAATTCGAGAATGCCTGCAATTCCTGCTCTGTCGTCGCCGCCTATCCCGTCTGGACTCCACAGAATTCCTTTTTTGCTGTCATAGAAAATTTCTGGAATATCACGTTTATGAACTACATCAACGTGTGCTACTAGACATACTGGTAATTCACCAGGGGCATATAGATACGTATGCCCCTGGTGAATCTCATAACCTAACTTCATCAATTTTGATGGCAGCGTAACAAGCAATAGAGCTTCTGCTGTGTCGCGAAAAATGTTCATATATTTAAACTTCAATCATCATCACTCCTTGCTTGTTGTTTGCATGAGATGTCGCACATTTTTCGCATCTGCCGTTTATTAATCCGTAATTATACCTGAATACTGCGTTACATTCAATGCAACTGTAGACACGGTGCACACATACCTGGCAATAATTATAGCCATCTGAAGTTGTGAACTTCTGGCATGTGTTGGGTAAGAAATCTCCGCATACATCGCAGCGGAATGCGTGAGAATCCAGACATCTTTCGCAATAATGCTGTCCGTTTGCCAGAATAGTCATTGTTATATTTTCATATAGTTCGCCACAGTAATCACATGTTAAATAATATTTTGCACAACAAGTAGGGCAGACGTAGTTGTCGAATTCCTTAACATGTATTGCGTCGTTCCGATGTATGGTCTCGCCGCAAAGAATACATTCGTAGAAGTTCTCTTCCCAACAATACCGGCAGTACCGTACTCCATTTGAATCGATCGTCATCCCATCTTCGTTTTCGATCTCTTTGCCGCAACAAGAGCAATATAACGTCGGATCGCAGTCACTGCATACAAGCGAATCACTGTCTTCTTCATCTTCTCTACCTTCGCCGCAACGGCAACATGGAAGTACTGTGATTCCTGGATAGACGATTGGATATTTGCCGTCAGGCAGCATTCTTATCGCGGCGGTAGGATTGTCACGATAATGCCATGTTCCAGGGCCGAGCAGCATATGGTTTTCTCCGTTGCTGTTGTCATCATCTGGATCTGAGAGGCAATCATCAGTGACAGATTTATATTTCCATTTGTACTCTGTGTTGCCATATTTGGACAACAACATCGCTGTTAATCCACGAACTGCTCTTGCATATGTAGCATTCATATTTGGATATTCCCGACTGAAGAAAGCACCAAGCCTATATTTGTCGACGAATACCATTTGCCGCCATAGCTTGCGAGGCCATTCTTCTTTCATACAATCGACCTCATCAATCACGCGATAGGCAAACGCAATAAGTGACACTTTATCACACAAATATGATAACTGGCCTGTGCGGTGCTCGCCGCCAAAAATTCTGTGGCAGCTTCTCCATCCGTGCGTGTGATTGCTTGCCAGAATTATATCTACAGGGTTTGCAGATATTACAACCGTATCATCTTTGCGTTTTAAAATTGAGATAATTTGTGAATACAGATCGATAGCAAAATCAGCTACAACTGATGCATTGGATTTGCCATAACTGAATAAAATTCCATCGCGAGCGAATAGGTCATCGTTATTCATTATGTGTGATACAATATACTTTGAAACTTTTGTTCCTTCTGGTAACATTTTACCTTTTCGCGATGGATCATCTTTTCTATCTATCAGTTTATTCTCAAGAATTTCCTCTTCGGTGAAATGCGATGTCATCAGATGTCTCAGCAATCTAACAGCTGCTTCTCCGTGGTCTTGGAGAATAACAGATAAATATTTCTCCTTCCTCGACAATTGACATGCTATACGATAGCTTTCTTTCAGAGCTGCTTCTAAATCCTCTTTGCGGAGCTCAGGACTAACTTCTACATTCATTCTGTAGTTTTCATCAAGATATGGGAACATCCATTGTTTGTTTTCTTCCCATAACCGTCTTAGAGCTTCGACGCCTTCCGTGTGATCGCCAATCCCAGGCTCTGCTCTCACTAGGATTTTCCTAGCAAGCTCCCAAACTTTGTCCATTTATCTTGACCTCCTTTTTACAAAAAATCTAGCCGAAAGCCCACGACTTCAGTCGTTGGGATGAAGGCTTATTAAATACTTGACACCTATCTAATATTATGATATATTATAATTAGATAAGGTGGTGGTTATCTAATGAATAATAAATACACGCATAAAAAAGGAATTGTTTATCTAAATCAATATCATATAGTATTTTGTCCTAAATACAGACGTAAGGTATTAGTTGGAGATATAGAGAAAGATTTAAGGCAAATATTTTATGATATAGCTAAAGAGAAAGATGTTGAAATAAAAGCATTAGAAATAATGCCAGACCATGTTCATATGTTTATAAGTTTCGATCCACGACAACATTTGCATAGTTTAGTACGATATTTTAAAGGAACAAGCAGTAGAATTTTAAGAGAAAAATATCCTGAATTAAGAAGTAGAATCCCTTCACTTTGGACACGAAGTTATTTTTGCTGTACTGTTGGATACGTAAGCGAAGAAGCAATACAAAAGTATATAGAAAATCAAAAGAATGTATAGAAAGGTGTTGAATATTTATGAGTCGATATTGTGTAACATTTCCATTAATAACTGAAAAGTATCAAGAAACTATTTTAAATAAGCGTTTTGAAATTAGCAGACAATTATACAATGCTGTATTATCT